ACCTTGGCCAATGGCCACAGCTTCATCGCCTTGACTACCGGTAAAGGTCAATGTTCCACTTGGGGTAAAACCAGCTGACGCTGATATTTCTAATGTTGTTGAGTTGGTCACAGTGACCACAGTTATGTTTCCAAAGAATCCAGTACCGCTTATGATCATGCCTGGTCCAATGCCAGTGGTACTGACAACTACCAGGGTGGTAGATGGAGATTCTGCACCCGAAACATAGTTGGTTGAAACACTGCCACCGGCTCCGGCTGTGTTGCCAATGGCCACTGAGTTGTTGCCTTGTCTGTTGTTGCCAGCATACGATCCAATGGCCACTGCTTCAATACCTTGTAAACTGAAGCCAGCATTTAGACCAAATGCCACTGAGTTGCCCACGGTGTCTTTGATCTTAACACCGCCCAGGGGCAAGGTTAATGCACCAGTTGAGCCAAAGTTCCATATATTGCCGACAATATTGCCATATCTATCACCTGTGACTATGTTGACATTACCACCACCGTGGCTGATGCCGTTGTAGCCCACGCCTGCAGACAGGTACACATCACCGCCTGACACTGAACAGCCACCGGTATTACCGGCAGTGATGCGGAGATCAAAGCCTTTCTCACTGGCTTGGGTAGTTGCCGTCGAGATCTGGCCTGGCACGCCATTGGCTGCTGGAACAACTAATGTGCCATCTGGGTCAAAGCTCCACTGTGCTGAGTTGCTTACATTGGCAGCGCCAATCACAACGTTGCCAATGTTGGCCAGTTTTACATATTGGGCATCGTCGCCAAAGTATTGATCATAGTAATCGTTGTTGCCTGTGTCAAGGTGTATGTGTGTGGGCACGTCACCACCACGCACTCTAAAGTATTGCACTGCACTGTTGGCAATACTGGCATTTCCAGGCGCCAAATACAATCCGCCACCGCCGTCATTGGTGCCAGTGCCCAGCACAATCTGATCGTTAAAGGTCACATTGCCGGTATTGGCACCGGCAGATATGCCAGTCAATAACGATCCGTTGCCAATAAAATAGTTGCCAGTGATGTTGCCAGTGGCGCTGACATAGCCAGCGGCTAATACGTTACCACTTGCACTGATATTGCCGGTAGCACCAGTAGTTGAAATTGTGCTGAATCCTGACAGGCTTGGAGCAGGACTTGCGCCCGAACCCACAATGGCACCAGACACAATTAAATTTCCGCCACTGGGCAATGTTAGATTGCCAGTTTCATTAAATTGCCAAGTCTTTGCAGTCGCCGCATTGCCTGAATCAGATTGTGCTTGTAGTACCACCTTGGCAAGATCGTCTCCACCAGCTCTGGTAACACCCACGGCCGCATACTGACCTGCCGCATCTGGATCCACAGTCCACGCCAGTGCCGCAGAACCAGTATTACCTTGAGCTTGAACGCTGAATGCCTTTCCACTGTCTGCAATAATTCTAGGAAACTGAACATTGTTTCCGCTGTAATTGATAGATACGTTAGTTGGAAATGTTGTTGTACCATTTGAGTTAAAGGTCCATGTTTGTGCTGTTCCACCAGTATTGGCCCTAATACTTACATCCGTATTAGCATATAACTCAGCAGTTACCGACCCCATAAATAATGCAGTAGTATCATCACTAGTAGTTGTTAGATATGCGGTGTTGGCTCCGTAAGTGGTAAAATCTAGTTTAGAAGATCCTAATCCACTAATTGGTCCTGTTACGTTGATACCATCTTCAATGGTGACAAAAGTAGAATCATCACTGCGAATGCTGTTGATCACAAGATTAGTCGCATCTAGGTTGCCAGCAGTTATGTTGCCAGTTGCCAAAATCAATCCGCCTGTCAATAAGTTGCCGCCAGTTATGTTGCCGGAACTTACTAGACTGTCCACATTGGCTGTTTGGAAATACACCACGCTGTTGAGGCTGTTGCTGAGTGTGCTGTTGGCCTTGTCGTAGACCACGCTGATAATGCTGTGATATCCTGCTATGCTCACACGAGCCACGGTGTCAGCCGCAGGGGTCACTATCTGATTGTTTATCAGTGTAACTACAGTGCCAGCACTGGCAGTGACAGCATTGGCTGTGTTGCTTGAAGCACGAATTATCGAATCAACAATGTTCAAGCTACCTGCAGTGACCTGAGGCATCAAGCAATCATTGGCTCCCTTGATCAACACACTGGCTCCTGCATTGTTGACCACTAGATTGTTTATTTTGTTGCCAATGATAGTGGTGATGCCTGAACCAGATATTAACACATTTCCTGTGACCTGTAGTTCACAATCATCAACTTCCACATAGCCCGAACTGCTTTTGGTAAATTGTTCGTCCACAGTTGAACTGTTGATATAAGCCTGTGCGTTGCCTGTGATGGCCAGATTGGTCATCTTGAGTCCGGCAATCCTACCTGTGGTATTGGCAATAGTGACTGTGCCGTAGACCAAGGTGCTGGCACCTGTGGCATCATAGGTTATTAACTGTGTGGCCAGACTGGTTATAGTGGGATTTTCCGTGTATCCACCCGGATGTATCACAATGGTATTGCGGCCACCGATGACCTGTGTGAGTGCGTGAGTAATGGTCAGATATGGTCGTAGTATGGTTCCTGTGCCAGTGCTGTCATTGCCGTCTTTGCTGACATGCATTTCAAGATCAAAACTGGTACTAATACCAGTCAACTGACTGCCGTTGCCAATAAAATAGTTGCCTGTGACGTTGCCAGTAGAAGTAATATCTCCAGTGACGTTGACGCCATCTTCGATGTTTACGAAAGTGGAATCATCGCTGGAGATACGGTTGATCACTAGATTCACAGCATCTAAGTTGCCGGCAGTGATGTTGCCTGTGGCAGATATACCACCAGGCGCAGTCAAGTTGCCAGTGTTGTCAAATGTCCAGGTACTTGATCCTGCAGTGACACCCACGTTGCCGTTGGCTGCTAAAATATCAACTGCAGAAGTTCCATTTTTAAGTGTGATATTGGATTCTGTTGCACCGGCTCTTGGTTGCAAGGTTGTGCCTGCGAATTCCACGTTACCTGTGAAATACACTTCTAGCGTAGATCCTGTGATCTTGTATGTTGTACCACTGGATACCACAGGAATTTCTGAGGCATCTGTCATTGTTGACAGACTGGGCAGTTGTGAAATTTTTACATTAGCCATGAACGGTCTCTTATTCTGTTGTTAGTGCATCTCCGGCTTCGGTAGTGATTGTGTCACCTGATTCAGTCAGTAAAATCTGCTGTATTTGAGGCTGTGCGCCCTCGCCAATGTTGACGCCGCCCCCAAAAGTTACCCCGGTTTCTATCACGATAGCCATGTCAATATTTATCGGGGCAAGAAAAAAGCCCCTTTCGGGGCTTTATTATGCTTGGTCAATAAACTTTTTCAGTTCCTCGGCCTTGCTGACAATATCCGTGGTAGACGGAAAATCTGGCATGGTTGGGAATGGAAGAGTTCCGCGATTGGCATCTGTCAGCTTGGCGTGGTACTCGTCTGACATAGCGTGACGTTTTTGATAAATTGGTTCCCAGAGTGAATCTTTGGCCAATTTGAGAAGTTCAAGACGAATCTCGTAAGGTGTTTTGCTCATGATTATCTCCTTTCAATGTGTGTATGTGTGTTAAACACGAGCTGTGACTGTTGTCACAAAATTACTTATCGTCAGTAAATTTACCCCAACAAAAAAGCCCCGCAAGGGGCTTTTTTGATTTGGTTGTGATCCAGTAGGATTAGCTGAATGACAGGTTAGACACAGCAATCTCACCCACATAGTCGCCAGCGTTGCCGAAGCTGCTAGCGGTGTTGGTAAGCTCAATGTAGCCATAACGAGTCATGAAGCTCACGACTGGTTCAAATGTTGCCGGATCCAGAACAACACCGCTGCTCATCAATGGAATGTATGGGCAGTAGAATGCTGGTGCGTCAGCTTCTGAAGAACCTTTGTAACCAACCAACACAGGAGTTGTGTCGCTAGCATAGCTATCAACAAACACTCTCATGCTGCCGTTCAGTGTACCAACAAACTTGGTGTTTGTGGGTGCTTCAAAGGTGCCTTCTGTGGTACGTGCAAATGCAGAAGTTGTTGCGCTCTGCAGCACTGTCAATGCAGCTGAGCTAACAACAGCATAGTTACCAGCGCCACGACGTGTACGCTGAGCGATCAGGTTAGCAACACGGTTGATCAGAACAGCCAATGCAGCGTGTTCGTCACCAACAAATGTAGCAGTACCAGATACAGTAGCTTGGTTGTATGTGAACTCAGTTGCAGCCAGACTACGCAGGCTCAACAGGATTTCTTGGTCAATTTCAGCTGTAATTTCTTGAGCCAAAGCTGCCATGATTTCTGCTTCAACATCAATGCCGTGCATTGCTTGTGCATCTTGCGCGGCTTCAAATGTCCAACGAGCTTGTAGCTTGCGGGTCTTAGCTTCAACCGCTTGCTTCAAGATCTGCACAGAAATCTGCTTACCGCCAGTGCCTTCCATGGTAGCTGTTGCGCCACCAGTGTAGTTGGTAGCGGTATCAGTGCCCTGAGGTACTGTGGAGTACGCAGTTGCGATTTTGAATGGGCTCAGTGCTTCTTCACCTGCAGCCACGCTGGTTGCAGCAGCTGAAGTGTCGGTCAGGTTTTGAGCATAACGCACACGTAGAGTGTGGATTTGGCCCACAGGACCAGTCATGGGCTGCACGCCAACCAATTCGTTAGCGATAACAGTGGGCATAACACGGCGAATCACTGGAAGAATCACGCGGTTCAAAGTAGCAATGTTACCAGCTACAGTAGATCCTGAGCTTGCGTTTTCTTTCAGGTACTTGCGAGTGTTTTCGAGAATCACACTCATATTGTTGCGCTTGGTGCCATTAAGACCTTCGAGCAATGCTTCTTTGGTCTCGCCCCAGCGACTTTCTAGTAGTTCTTGTGACATCAAAGTCTCCTAAAAAATTATAATCCTGCCAGGCGCTTGAGGTCAATCACATTGCTGCGATCTTCCTGTTGACTACTTGGAACAGTTTTATCTCCGGTCACTGCAGAAACCTGTTCGGTGATCACTTTTTGTGCTTTCACTGAACGATCTTCTAGCACTGCTGGTAGATACTTTTCGTAAGCTGACTTCAGACGCGGGGTCTGAACGCTTTCCAACAAATTACGCATTACTTCGGCTTTGTCCTGATTTAGGGGACTCAACAACTCGCTCATAATTGCCTCTCGCTCGTTGCTTTCCCGAACCATGCGAATTTCGCGGTTCTTGCTCTCAACCAAGACTTTGGCTTTCTCAGTGAGTTCAATTGCTTCGGCCAACTGTTGATCTTTCATGTCCAACAAACTATACAGTTTGCGAACTTCGGCCTTTTCGTTGAGATGAGTTGCGCTGAACTCAGCTGCGTAGGCTTCAAAGATACGACGTCCAAAGCTGTTCTCACGAGCAACACGGATGTCTTCATGCAGTTGATTTAGTTCTTCCTTGAGATGACGGCTAACAGCTTGGCTCATCTTGGCAGCACTTTCTTTTACAAAGCGTGCCTTGAGTTCTTCCAGTTTGCCACGTGCTTCACGCACCAGGCGCACCTTGGTCTCCACCACTTCACGCTTGTCTTGCGCAAATTCGGTGATTTCACGAGCCAGTGCTTGCATCACAAAATTTTCTAGTTTTTCTAGTCCTTCATTGTGCTGCTTGCGGTCCCGACGCAGTTCGCTAATTTCTTCTGCCAGTTTGGTAACCATGAAGCTGTTAAACTTGGTGGCACCTTCCAACATTTTGCTTTGAAATTTCACGCGATCTTCAGCCAATGCTTGCTTTTCAGCTTGCACTTGTTGAATTTCCTGAGTCAGGCTTTCTGTAACCATTCTATCCAAGGCTTCCACCATGACTTGCTTATCGTGCTCATAGCGATGTGCAAACTCTTCGCGGAGTTCTGCACGGGCCTGCTCACGAGCTTCATTCAGCTTGGCTTCCCAAGCTTCGTTGATCTCTTGACGAGTTTCCTCGGTGAGTAGGTCGCTATCTAGCAATGGTTTCAATGCATCTAACATTATTAGATTCTCCTTAGATTTTGAGATCTTTGATCAGTTTGACTACTTCCTGCTTCAAATATCTCTCTACTTTGTTGTCCATACCAGCATCACGAGCAACTTCCAACAGTCTATGTCCATATTTCATGTTCATGAGACCTTCGTATATTGCCTTGGGATACGCATTGGGTGCGCTGGGCTGTGCAACCACATCAATTGTGACTATTTCAAAGTCACTGACATGTCCGGTACGATCGTCAACGTTACCGCTTCCACGACTGCTGACACCAAGCTTAACGCCAGATTGCAGCAGAGTCTTGATGAGATTGCCCATGGGAGTGGGCAAAATCTTCAACTTGCCGCAACCTGCGTCGCCGTCCATCCACATTTTTTCTACGTTGTGGCAAACACGATCAAGATTGATTTTGAGATCATCAGGATGATCCACTTCACCCAATACTGAGTATCCTTCTACGATCTGCTTGTTGATAGTGTCTACTGCACGTTTGATTTCGTACAGTGGATACACACGTTCATTGGCGTTGCGCTTGTTGCCTTCAATGCAAATACCTTCAAGATAAAGATGCTTACCGCCAGAGGCGTCAGACTCCTCTAGAATCTGAATGTTCGCCTGGTGAAAAGTAAGT